GTATACATACCCATCCCTCTTATGGAAAACGCTTTTAAAGCGTCCATCTATGCATTCCCTGCCCTTGCCCTTCCCAACAAAATAAAACGTCTTCTACACCCCTTAGAAGCCTTCTATGAGGGTATTGCATAGCATCACCTTTCCCCCTGTCCATATAACATTGCCCTTGCATGTTAACATAACATATGTTACAATGACATGTACATGAATAGATACAATGTGTAAAAACCTGTTGATTTTGTTGAACATTGTATAAAAATGAATACATTCATGAATAGATACTTATGAAGAATAAAAAAATAAAGCTTGACAAGAAGTGTTGACATGTGTAACACTACGCTTTAATGGGGGGTAGGGGGGAAGATAAAGATCTATATAGTTAATTAAAGCTTATAGCGTTATAAGTATATATAATAGTTGTAAGTCTTCATACATACAATTTAATATAATCTATAATAGCTTCATCATAGCTACTTATCTATTTACTTCTTCTTATAGTTATTTATATTAATATATATGTCAACCAATTTAGAATATCGACTGTCCATATACAACCTATAAACCATGTATCATTGTTACCTATACACCCTTTATAACCTATAAATACTATATGAAGAAGCCATCTGTAAGTTTGTTATCAACCAGAGATGAAATAATAGCTCTAGGATTGTTTTCTTCAAAGCCCTACTCGGTTGTTAGCGATGTCTACCATGCAATGAACAGAGGAAGCCTAGACAATATACACATTCCACACAGCGATGTTTACTTTGTTAGGGCTGCGTTGGAAAAGAATACAGGCTATTATTTTCCCCTCAATGCTGTTGAAGATGCTATGAAGGCTGAGGGTTGGAGAGACAGGAAAGGAAACAGATATGGCTAAGAAATCTACGGTTAATGCTGCTGGTAATTATACAAAACCTACAATGAGAAAAGCATTGGTGGCTAAGGTGAAGGCTGGCTCATCAGGTGGTGACCCCGGTGAATGGAGTGCTAGAAAAGCTCAGCTTGTAGCTAAGCAATATAAAGCAAAGGGTGGGGGCTACAAGTCATGAAGAAGCCTCAGGAGTCTTTGAAGGAGTGGGGTAAACAGAAGTGGACTACCAGCGATGGTAAGCCTTCTGAAGGGAAGAAGCGTTATCTCCCCGAAGCTGCTTGGAAGGGATTGTCTGCTCCAGAGAAAGCTGCCACCAACAAAGCTAAGGCTGTTGGTAATAAGGCTGGTAAGCAGTTTGTTGCTCAGCCTAAGGCTATAGCAAGAAAGGTAGCAAAGTACAGATGACAATAGAATACAGAGGCAAAACCTTTGAAGGGTATAATAAGCCTAAGAAATCAGACAAGCCAGAAAAGAAAATGATGGTGCTTGCAAAAGAAGGAAGTGTGGTAAAACTGATTCACTTTGGTGATGCCTCTATGGGGCATAACTATTCTCCAGAAGCAAGGGCTAGTTTTAAGGCTAGGCATGCTGAGAACATTCAAAAAGGTAAGATGAGTGCTGCTTATTGGGCTGATAAGGAGCTTTGGGCTGGAGGTGGTGGTAGTGTTAAACAACCCCCTAAAGGCCAGAAACAGAAGTTTGGAAAATAATGGCTACAAGTAAAGGCAGCAAAAGAGGCATTGATGAGCAGCAGCTAGAAGGCGGTGGTGGAGGTGGTGGTGTTTCTGGCACCAAGTGGAGCAGTATGCCCTCTTTACGTAGCAAAGCAAGCACTATGGATGATTTGAAAAAGATTGTCTCAGACACTTCCAAGCTTAAAGGTGCAGCTAAAACATCTAAAGAAACAGCCATTGATAGAGCCATTACCCGCACTGTTGTTAGAGCAGGTGCTGCTGGTGCTACCGCTGCTGGTACTGTCGCTATGACTTCAGAGAGCAAGCCAAATAATGGTAGTGATAATGAATTTATGGGTAGCGTTAGAGCAGACCCCAAAAATCCAACTGGTGTTGAAGGAACAGGTTTGGCTAAGGGTGGATTGGTTAAAAAGAAAATGTCTGCTTATAATGCAGTGTATATGGGAAAAGGTAAAGGAAAATAATTATGGCAACAGATGCTGAGATGGTAGCTAAATATCGTGAGAAGGCTAAGGACAAGTCTTTGTCTCAAGATGCTAGAAATATGTATTTAGACAAAGCTGTTGAGCTTGAGCAGAAAGCTTATAAGCAATCAAAGCCTACATCCTTAGGCCCTAAGATGGCTAAGGGTGGTGCTGTTCATAAGATGCCTAATGGTAAGATGATGAAAGATTCTGCTATGGCTAAAAAAGGTGCTAAGATGCCTGTTGTAGCAATTATGATTGGTGTCACTAAACCAAAAGCCAAAGCCGCCCCGTCCAAACGGAAAAAGTAACCAAGAGAGAAAGCCTGTGTAATGTATTTGACAAGTAACATTCCCTATTTTAAATGTTGGGTGAGGAAAGAGTTTACTAACGGTCATCAAGACTATCATGGTGAATACATACATGCACTAGCTGTAGCTGTCACCACCATGCCTGACAGGTGTCTTAGCTTTCAAGTTATCTTCACTGGCTGTGAAGCAGATGATGGAAGTCAGCCTAATGTTCATGGTGGGGCTATGTGGGCTAGGATGCCTATAACAGCTTTAGTTGGGGACATACCTTTAGAGAAGTGGCCTGAAAGAATGGCTACTCATTTAGCACAGCCTTGGGATTGTAATAGTTACAATCATTCTATTTTAAAGATAGAGAGAGCACAGCCCTCTCCTTGGCGATGCAAAATAAATAATGAATTTTATACAGGAAGATATTTGTTTAGTGTAGATTATGCTGAGAGTGAGGTATCAGAAGACCCTGCTCAACACAAACAAAGTCATGTCTTGATGTTAACAGCTGCTGGTGAGTGGACAGGAAACATTGTAGCCTTGCCTAATAATAGGGTGAGGGTTACTAGTCCAGCATATTGGGTTTTAGGAGAGGGAGCACCTGACTTTAAACCCAGCCAATGGATTCACTGTGCGGAACAAGATGATTCGTACATGGATGCCGATGTAACTTTTAATAACCTATACAAGGAGCAAGTGAAATGATGAAAGCAAAAATGATGGCTGCTGGTGGTATGGCTAAAAAGGGATATGCCGCTGGTGGTATGGCTAAAAAAGGCTACGCTGCTGGTGGTATGGCTATGGTTGAAAAAGACGGTAAGAAAGTACCAGCCTTTGCTGCCGATGGTAAGGGTAAGATGGCTAAAGGTGGTATGGCTGTTAAAGCAATGCCTAAGAAGAAGAAATAATATGGCTACCGCAAAACAAACTGCCAAGATTGGCAAAGTGATGCGTGAGTTTAAAGACAAAGCGTTGCACAGTGGCAAAGGTGGTAAAGTGGTTAAGAATCCAAAGCAAGCCATTGCCATTGCCTTGTCTGAAGCCTCAAAGATGAAGAAGAAATAATGCCAGCAAAAGACGCTAGTAAATTCACAACAGAATCAATTAACGTGACGGCTACAGCCGCTGATGCTAGTGCTCAGTTGTTGTATCAATGTCCTGTTAATTTTTCTGCTGTGGTTACTTTTTTAATTGTATCCTCTGGTGCAGTGGGTAACAAAGATATTTCTTTACAGTTTTATCACCACGAACACGCCACTTATAAATATATGTTAAGAACATACAGGATGAGTGCTAATAGTGTTTTTATTATAACAAACACAGCTTCTATGTTACTACATCAAGGTGACAAACTAGTTTGTTTTACAGACAGTACAGGCAATTTTGATGTCACTCTTTCTGTAGAAGAATATTTTGATGCAACAAGAAAACTTTAAATAACTGGAATAGATATGTTTCTAATAGAATTTATACTTTGTTTTCCTACGCAGCCATGTATTTCTGTAATTGACATACCAAGAACAAAACATGAAACTATGGAAGGATGTTGGCAAGTTGCTTATTACAAAGCTTTAGAACTTGAAACAATGAATAAACAATTAAACCCAATAGTACAGTTTAGATGTGTAGAAGAAGAACAATCAGAAGTGTATAAAAATACCTAAGGAAAGATAATGGCTAAAGAACTAACAGAACAACACAAGAAGTTTCTTGAAGTGTTGTTTACAGAAGCTAATGGAGACATCACCACTGCTAAATACTTGGCTGGTTTTTCTAGAGGGTATAGCACAAGACTTCTCACAAACTATTTAAAAGAAGAAATCATTGAAGCCACCCAACTCTACATTGCTATGAATGCTCCAAGAGCAGCTATGGCTGTTGTAGGCGGCATTAACATGCCCACTGAGCTAGGCATCAAAGACAAGCTTAGTGCTGCCAAAGACCTGTTAGACAGGGCTGGCTTTGTTAAAACAGATAAGGTGCAAGTGGAATCTAGTGGTGGTGTGATGATATTACCTGCCAAGGAAAAACAGGTAGATGACTGACAGGGGAATAGGCAAGTGGATATTGCCACAGCCTGATATTAAAAGAAAAAAGTTTGTAGACATTCCAAAGATTGGGCGTACAATACCTTTTGGTTATAAGGTGAATGAAGAGGATAGTGGATGGCTTGTGCCAATTCCCTCTGAACTAGAAGCCTTAGAAAAAGCTAAGAAGTATTTAAAGCAATATAGTTTAGCTAAAGTGGCTGCTTGGCTTTCAACAACGACAGGTAGACACATAGGCCCCTCCTCTTTGGAAGTTAGAATAAAGAATGAACAGTCCCAAAAAAGAAGATCTACAACATATCGTCTCCTCGCCCGTAGGTACAAAGAAGCCCTTGAGAAAGCAGAATACTACGAAAAAAGAGTTGGCTGCACAGAAGACAGCTATTTTGGAACAGACGAATACAGAGAAATTAGAGACACCTTCTACAAACTTGAGAAGTGAAGAAGAGCATCAGAATGTAATTTTTAAACCTAATGCAGGGCCTCAGTCAGTTTTCTTGGCCTCTTCAGAAAGGGAAGTGTTGTACGGGGGTGCTGCTGGAGGTGGTAAAAGTTATGCCATGTTAGCAGACCCTCTTAGATATTTAGGACACCCACAATTTTCAGGACTATTGTTACGTCACACCACTGAAGAACTTAGGGAACTTATTTGGAAGAGCCAAGAGATATATCCAAAGATATATCCAAATATTAAGTGGAGTGAGAGGAAGATGCAATGGCAAGCTCCTAGTGGAGCTAGGCTTTGGATGTCTTCCCTTGACAGAGATGAAGATGTATTGAGATATCAGGGATTGGCTTTTAGTTGGATTGGTTTTGATGAGTTGACACAGTGGCATACCCCGTTTGCGTGGAACTATATGCGTTCTCGCTTGCGTACCCCTGCTAGTGACCTACCAATTTTTATGAGAGCCACTACCAATCCGGGTGGGCCGGGGCATGCATGGGTTAAGAAGATGTTTATTGACCCTGCTGCTGCTGGTAAACCCTTTTGGGCAACTGATGTAGACACTGGGCAGGTACTATCATACCCAAAGGGACATAGTAGAGAGGATCAGCCATTGTTTAAGCGGCGTTTTATACCCGCTATGTTAGCAGACAACCCCTATTTGGCTGAGGGTGGTGACTATGAAACCATGCTTTTGTCTTTACCAGAGCACCAACGCAAGCAATTGCTTGAAGGAAACTGGGATGTAGCAGAAGGAGCAGCGTTTCCTGAGTTTAACAGGGCTGTTCACGTGGTAAATAGCTTTGATATCCCCAAAAACTGGACAAAGTTTAGGGCTTGTGACTACGGATATGGTAGTTTTAGTGCTGTTGTGTGGTTTGCTGTCACCCCAAGCGAGCAATTGGTGATATATAGAGAGCTTTATGTTAGCAAAGTGCTAGCTA